ACACATATATAGAACAGATGGTACTGCTCACACTCCCGTGACTGCAACCGGCAGTTCGATAACTTGGGCAGCAGATATAACAAGTCTTGTGGATGCTAATAAGTCTTTTGACACTGGATATCCTTCTTCCAGCGCCTGGGTATTAAGTGATGATGGAACTAAATTATATACGATGAATAGTCTAAGGGTCGATGAGCATACACTTTCTATTGCTCACGATATAAGTAGTGCATCTTTTGACCAGCCAAGGCAACTGGGTGAGTCACCACTAGGCGGTGCAGTCGGTTGGGCGCAGAGTATGCATATTAACTCCGCTGGTACAAAAATGTTTGTTCTAACCGATTACTCAAATCAGGCTGATATATATCAGTATGATTTTGGTACGCCATTTGATGTATCCACTTTAACAAAATCTACTTCACCTCGTCCAGATTCATACTTCAAAGATATAATAGGTGAGACTAATGTTAAAGGCTTTGCTATGTCTTATGATGGTAAGAAATTATTCCATACACGAGGAGATAGAATTGTTGAAAGAGTATTAGAAACTGCATTTGATATCACTACTGAATATAAAACAGGAAATGAATATTGGACAGGGGATATTGACAGTACACCTGCATCACTACAATTTAGTTCAGATGGATTGAAACTTTATATGTTTGGTCAAGTATCAGATTCTATGTATGAATTCAGAATGACAACTGCATATGATATATCAACTATGTCATATTCTGGTACAACAAAACGTGTACGTGGTGGGTATTCCGGCTACTTGTCATCTGATGGTACAAAAATGTATGTTAAAATTGGATCAACACTGTATCAATATAATAATAGCTAATAATCACTGATTATTTAAAATAATTAAAAGCGCCCTCCGGGGCGCTTTTTTTGTGCTAAATACATATATAAATTAAGTGAGTATATAATTACTATGGCAGACCTAACAAAACAAGCATATAAAACCACAGAATTTACTGATGAACAATTAAGTGAGTTTAGTCAATGTATAGACAACCCTTCCTATTTTCTGAATACATACTTCACAATTCAACATCCTACAAAAGGTAGTATGATATATAAAGCGTATGATTATCAAAATGAACTTGTAAATTCATATCATAACTATCGCTACAGTATTTCGATGCTGGGTAGACAAATGGGCAAGTCAACTACAGCGGCAGGCTATTTGTTATGGTATGGTATGTTTGTTCCAGATCAAACAATTTTGATTGCAGCACACAAATATAGTGGTGCACAAGAAATTATGCACAGAATTAGATATGCATATGAACTATGTCCAGATCATATAAGATGTGGTGTTATATCATATAATAAGGGATCAATTGAGTTTGATAATGGTTCACGTATCATTGCACAAGCAACAACAGAGAATACAGGGCGTGGTTTGAGTATTTCATTATTGTATGCAGACGAATTTGCATTTGTTAGACCTACAATTGCTAAAGAATTTTGGACATCTATATCTCCTACACTAGCAACTGGTGGTAAAGCGATCATCACATCAACACCAAACTTGGACGACGACCAATTTGCTCTTATTTGGCAAGGTGGTATCAAGACAGTTGATGAATTTGGAAATGAAACACAAGTAGGGGTCAATGGTTTTAGAGCATATAAAGCAGTTTGGTCAGAACATCCTGATAGAGATGATCAATGGGCAAGCGAAGAAAAAGGACGTGTTGGAGTAGAACGTTTTTTACGTGAACACGAATGTGAATTTGTTGCATTTGATGAAACATTAGTTGACAGTGTAAAATTATCACAGTTTAGAGGTATTGAGCCATTACGTAAGACAGGACAGATACGCTGGTATGATTCTATAAAGAAAAATAATACTTACGTTGTTGGACTTGATCCTGCAATGGGAACTGGCGGTGATAATGCTGCTATTCAAGTTTGGAGTTTACCTGAGATGAATCAAGTAGCAGAGTGGCAACATAATAAAACTGATATGCGAGGACAAGTTAAGACGTTATATGATATTCTGCATATTATTAAAGAAGAATTAAAAGAATTGGGAAACAAATCACCAGAAATATATTGGAGTGTTGAGAATAACTCACTTGGTGAAGCAGCACTGATACTCATAGAAGAAATGGATGAAGATAAGTTTCCAGGTGAGTTTTTACATGAGCCTAAGAAGCGAGGAGCGAGCCGGTCAATACGTAAAGGGTTTACTACAACATATAAGACTAAAATTACTGCATGTATGAAAATGAAATCTTGGATTGAAAGTGATAAGATGACACCGATAAGTAAAAATCTAATAAGAGAGTTCAAAACATTTGTCGCTAAGGGTAAAAGTTACGAAGCAAAGTTAGGTGAGACTGATGATCTTGTTAGTGCCACATTATTATGTGTGCGACAAATACAAGTTATATCACGATTTGATGAACAGTATGAATCATTGTTGGGAGAAAGTTTAGATAATGATGATGACTATGATGAACCACTTCCTATGGTATTTTGATAAATACTAAAAAGGAAACAATATTATGGCAATTAATTTTAAAGATACAGCAGAAAAAATAATGAGAATACTACAAGGTAATGGACTATCACCAAAATTATTTTCTAATATGGATGGTAAGAGTGTCGCTGTACCGGAAGAAGCTAGATATTTTTATATACAAAATCCTAACATTATGATTTTTTTAGATGATGAGTCATCTGAAATAAAATTTCATATTGGAGAAGATGTTGATATTGATACATCTAGTGTAAGTAAACTAATAAAACTAGTCAAAAACTTAGCTAGAAGCAATCTTATGGATTTCGATATTCGAACCTTTGGCAAGCATATCGAACCTAAAAATTATGTATTTAATATAGAAAAAAATAAGGAGCAAGAAATGAATGATGTACTGGGAGAAGGACTAAGTCCATTGGAAGGCTCTACAAAAACAAGTAGACAGACATTAGAAAATGTCAGATTGATTATCCGACATAAAAAGCCAGTCAATGAAGAACAACGTGGATCAAGATCACGTAATATTTCTGCTATATTTGTAGAAAATTCAGACGGTGAGCGATTTAAATATCCACATAAGCATTTATCTGGTGCAAGAGCAATGGCTAGACATGTTAGCAATGGCGGAGTACCAAGTGATATGGTTGGCGAAGCAATTATTGAACAAACTACAACTCTAGTTAAATTGAAGGAATTTATTAATATTGTAAATAAGCAGGGACTTGTTAATGAAGCAAATCGTGATGTAGTTCTTAATGTTAAAAGACAAATAGAATCAGTTAAAGAAAATATCAATCGTATTCAAGGACCTAAGGGTTATGTATCATTTGTAGAATCACTTGCATTGAATGAAGTAGATGAATCTGAAGAAATTTCAGAAGAAACAGTAAATGATTATGTTAAAAAATTTACGAAGTCATCGTTTGAAGAAAAATTAACAGATATTTTGCCACTAATTCATCGTGCAAATACGGTAGAATCAAAAAAGCAAAAAGTAAATCAAGTTGATCGTGTAAAAAATATATTACAAGCATACAATGAAGATGGGTCAGTTGTTAATAATATTACCTTTAATCCTAGTACTTTAGATATGAACAATATCAAGAAAACAGAACTAGATGAAAATAGTGACACTCCTAGTTTATCGCAGACATTTGCTGATTTGGCTAACAGAATACAGGTAGAATCGTGCGATGACAATCGTAGACACGATAGAAGTAATGACCGCGCGGCTGAATTATCAATATTTTTGAGAAATATAGCAGAACAAGTAAAAACTGCACCACAAACAATAGAACGTGACGCACTAGAATTGGGTGCTAGACTTGTTAAAATGTCAAATTCTGATATCGCTAATAATGTAGTAGAAACTACAATTGAAGATAAAATGGATGATATGTTATCAGAAGCATTCAAATCATTTAATAATTTCGACTAAAAATAATAAAAATTTATTTTAAAAAAGGGGACTTAGGTCCTCTTTTTTTGCTTGACAATGATAAATAAATACTGTAATATGTATATATGCTCTAGAGAGAATGATGCATATCACAACTAAAGCTAATATAAATCTAACATGGCTAATAAGGCTAATATAAAGGAAAAGTAAAATGGCAACACTAGCAGAAATTCGTGCAAAACTGCTTGCACAAGAAAATAAAGCAGAAACAAATTCAAATCAATCACGTGGATCAGATGCAATTTATCCATTCTGGAATATGGATAATGATAGTACTGCGGTAATTAGGTTCTTGCCTGATGATGATCCCACCAACGTATTCTTTTGGCGAGAGCGCCAAGTAATCAAAATGCCTTTTGCAGGTATTGTGGGTGGCGAACAAAAACCCATTACTATTCAAGTACCTTGTATTGAAATGTGGGGAGATACTTGTCCAGTACACGCAGAAATTCGTCCATGGTTCAAAGATCCATCTATGGAAGAATTGGGACGTAAGTACTGGAAAAAGCGTTCATATATTTTTCAAGGATTTGTAGTTACCGATCCAATGAATGAAGATATTCCAGAAAATCCTATTCGTCGTTTCATTATTGGACCACAAATTTTCAAACTATTGAAATCTGCATTAATGGATCCAGATATGGAAAATCTACCAACTGAATATGATTCAGGAACAGATTTCCGCTTAGTAAAAACGCAAAAAGGTCAATATGCTGACTACTCAACGTCAAACTGGGCACGTAAAGAGCGTTCTTTGAATGAAGCAGAACGTCAAGCAATTGAAACACATGGATTATATAATCTTAACGATTATATGCCAAAACGTCCATCCGATGATGAAATTCGAGTAATCATGGAAATGTTTGAAGCATCTGTTGACGGAGAGTTGTATGATCCAATGCGATGGGGGAACTACTATCGTCCATACGGCATGGATGTTCCTGAAGGTGCGGCAGCAAATGGTAGTTCATCAGCCGCTACCACAAAATCACCAGAACAAGTTGTGGCACCAGTAGCATCAGCAGTCGAACCTGCCGTTTCTCCTGCGCCAACATCTTCTCCGGAACCAGTAGCACCAGTTGCAGAAGAAGCAAGTTCGGCAGGAACAGATGCATCTGACATTCTTGCAATGATCCGTAATCGTAAAACTGATTAATAGTAGATTAATCGGGAGGGCAATATTGCCCTCCCACAAATACACATATATTTAATATAGGAGTCTATTATGGCGAAAGCATTTGATGCGTCTAAGTTTCGTAAATCAATTACAAAATCAGTCCCAGGTATGTCTATGGGATTTCGTGATCCAGACACATGGATATCTACAGGTAACTACTGTCTAAACAAGTTAATCTCTAATGATTTTCACAAGGGTATTCCACTTGGCAAAGTAACTGTTCTAGCAGGCGAGTCTGGCGCGGGCAAGTCGTATATTGCTAGTGGAAATATCGTAAAAAATGCCCAAGATCAGGGCATCTTTGTAGTTCTTATTGATAGTGAAAATGCGCTAGATGAAAGTTGGCTACATGCCCTTAATGTTGATACTAGTGATGATAAATTACTAAAACTAAATGTCGCAATGATTGATGATGTTGCCAGAATCATATCAGATTTTATGACAGATTATCGCAAAGAATATGCTGATGTAGAGGATGCAGAGCGTCCAAAAGTTCTTTTTGTACTTGATAGTTTGGGCATGATGTTAACACCAACTGATGTAACACAGTTTGAAAAGGGTGATATGAAAGGTGATATGGGTCGTAAACCCAAAGCACTTGCTGCACTAGTTCGTAACTGTGTAAATATGTTTGGAGATTTTAATATTGGCATGATTGCTACAAATCATACATATGCGTCACAGGACATGTTTGATCCAGATGATAAGATTTCTGGTGGACAAGGCTTTATCTATGCATCTAGTATTGTTATTGCGATGCGTAAACTAAAGTTGAAAACAGATGCAGATGGTGTTAAAACATCTCAAGTTCATGGTATTCGTGCTGCTTGTAAAGTTGTCAAGACACGTTACTCAAAACCATTTGAGAGTGTACAAGTAGAAATTCCATACGAAACTGGTATGTCTCCATACTCAGGTCTCATTGAATTCTTTGAAGCCAAAGGTTTGCTAGTAAAGCAGGGCAATCGTCTACGTTATGTAACTAAGTCAGGTGATGAAATTATTGAATTTCGTAAAAACTGGACAGATGAAAAACTTGATATCGTAATTAATGATTGGAATAATATTGATATTGATGATGAATCGCATGGTCTTGAATCATTGGAAGTAGATGCTAATGGTGAAATTATTGATGAAAATTTAGAAGTTAATGAGGTATAATTTATGGCAACTGGCGATACCGAGATATTACTTGACGTATGGGATGTACTTAAATCTTTTATTCCAGCAAAAGAAAAGATGGAAGCCGCAGAACGTCTAATAAAAGTATGCGATGAATTTGGTATTAGAAAAAATGAAATATTTGAAATGACAGAAAACGACAAAATTCTACAAACTGCATTTGATCGATATTTTGTAGATGATAATAGCGATGATGATTGGGATGATGAATGGAATGAGTATGAAGGATGAATTGGTATAGTAAGATAGTTGCTGATTGGAATAATATTCCAAGCTTCCTAGATTACTTTGAAATCGAACTTGCAGAAGCAAAAAAAGAAGTCAAAGTAACTGGTAATATAGAAAAAGCATCCACACAACTTCCTGGATATGTTGAACATAGATTTGGACAGTTACAAGAAATAGAAGCAATTCTAGAACATCTAAATATACAGCTAAGAAAAAAGAGAAGCGAATATTTACGTAAATACTTAGAAAACTATAATAAATCATTATCAAGCAGGGATGCTGAAAAATATTCAGACGGCGAGGCGGAAGTTGTTGCAATATCGGAACTGATCAACCAGGTTGCGTTAATGAGGAATAAATTTCAAGGTATCACTAAGGGATTTGAAATTAAGCATTTTCAACTTAGTAATATAATTAAATTGAGAGTCGCAGGTATGGAAGATGCCGACATAAACAATAGATATTAAAGAAATTTAAAATGTGTAAATACAATGCAATTTCGGAGAAAAGAACAAATGATTAATGTAGCAAAAAGAGATGGTACAAAAGCAGAACTAGACCTGGAAAAGATGCACAAGGTTGTTTTCTTTGCGTGTGATGGTATTGCTGGAGTGTCACCCAGTGAAGTAGAGATCAAATCACATATTCAATTTTATGATGGTATAACAAGTGCAGAGATTCAAGAAACGTTGATTAAATCTGCAGCAGATTTGATTAGCGAAGAAACTCCTAACTACCAATGGGTTGCAGGCAATCTTATCAACTATCATATTCGAAAAGAAGTGTATGGGTCATTTGATCCCTGGCATGTAAAAGAGATAGTAGAGAAAAATACGAATGATGGATTTTATGATTCTGAACTATTAGGTTCTTATGATGATGACGAATGGGAAAGAATTAACTCGTTTGTAAAACACGAAAGAGATTTCAATATATCATATGTCGGCATGGAACAATTCCGTGGCAAGTATCTTGTACAAAATCGTGCTACTAAGCAATTATATGAAACTCCTCAAGTTGCATATGTTCTTATCGCGGCAACTCTTTTCTCTGCCTATCCAAAAGATACCCGTATGAAATGGGTAAAAGACTACTATGATGCTGTGAGTAATTTTGACATTAGTTTACCAACTCCTGTAATGGCTGGTGTCAGAACACCACAGCGTCAATTTAGTAGTTGTGTTGTTATCGAAACAGGCGATTCTCTTGATTCAATAACAGCAACATCAGGTGCGATTGTAAAGTATGTTTCACAAAAAGCAGGCATCGGCATTGGCGCTGGTAGTATTCGTGCTATCAATTCGCCAATCCGAAATGGTGATGCTACGCATACTGGTGTTATTCCATTTTACAAAATGTTCCAAGCAAGTGTTAAATCGTGTTCACAGGGTGGCGTTCGGGGCGGCGCTGCTACTTTACACTATCCACTGTGGCACTTAGAAGTAGAAGATTTACTTGTTCTAAAAAATAATAAAGGCACAGAAGATAATCGTGTTCGTCATTTAGATTATAGTGTACAGTTTAATAAACTCATGTATGAACGTCTAATGACTGGTGGTGACATCACATTGTTTTCACCTGCAGATGTTCCAGGCTTATATGAATCATTCTTCAATGACCAAGATGAATTTAGACGGTTATATGAACTTGCTGAAAACGATAGTTCTATTAGACAAAAATCTATTCCTGCAAGTGATCTATTCTCAGCATTTATGAATGAACGTAAAAATACTGGTCGTATCTATCTTATGAATGTTGATCACGCTAATACTCACAGTTCATTTCTTCAAGATATTGCTCCAGTTCGGCAATCTAACTTGTGCCAAGAAATTAATCTACCAACTCGTCCACTGAATAACCTAAATGATCCAGAAGGTGAAATTTCACTATGTACATTAGCAGCAATCAATTGGGGTAATATCAAAACACTCACTGATTTTGAACGTGTGGGACGGTTGGCAGTTCGTGGCATTGATGCATTGCTTGATTATCAGCGTTATCCAGTACTAGCCGCTGAATTATCCACATTAAAGCGTAGACCAGTTGGTGTAGGAATTATTAACTTTGCATATTGGATGGCAAAGAATGATATGACGTATACAGATCCAAACTTGGATATGATTGATGAATGGGCAGAAGCGTGGAGTTACTATCTAATTAAAGCAAGTGTTGAACTTGCTAAAGAACAAGGTGCCTGTACAGGTTCAGATGAAACGAAATATCATAGTGGTATTCTGCCTATTGATACTCGTAAAATTGATGTTGATGAATTAGTAACACACCAAGAACGTCAAGATTGGAATGGACTACGCGCCGATTTGAAAGAATATGGTATTCGTAACTCCACACTAATGGCTCTTATGCCAGCAGAAACTTCGGCACAAATCAGTAATAGCACTAATGGTATTGAGCCACCACGATCACTTGTATCAATTAAACAATCTAAACACGGTGTGTTGAAACAAGTAGTGCCGGGCATACATAAACTAAAAAATAAATATGAATTGTTATGGGATCAAACTTCTCCAGAAGGTTATCTCAAGATCGTAGCAGTTTTACAGAAGTATATTGACCAAGGTATTTCAGTAAACACAAGTTACAATCCTGTGTTCTATGATGAAGAAAAAATTCCAATGTCTACAATGCTCCAACACCTTATTATGTTCTATAAGTATGGAGGCAAGCAATTGTATTATTTCAACACATTCGATGGTCAAGGCGAAATTGATGTAGATAAACTAATGGACGAACCACTATCAGTATCACAAGTTGATGATGATGATTGTGATAGTTGCGTAATTTAAGTAAGGGTATATAAAAATGAGTGTATTTAATTCACAGAACAAAACAGATCATACTAAAGCATTGGCTTTCATGGATCCAGCAGGTGGAGTCGCTATTCAACGTTTTGACATGCTGAAGTATAAACAGTTTGATAAACTAACTGACAAACAACTTGGGTTCTTTTGGCGTCCAGAAGAAGTTGATGTAACTAAAGATTCAAACGATTTTAAAAATCTTACAGATCATGAGCGACATATTTTCACATCAAATCTAAAGCGCCAAATTCTGCTTGATAGTGTGCAAGGTCGTGCACCAGTAGAAGCATTTGGTCCACTCGTATCTATTCCAGAACTAGAAGCATGGATACAAACTTGGACATTTAGTGAAACCATCCATTCACGTTCATACACACATATCATTCGCAATGTATATTCTGATCCATCAAAAGTATTTGATGGCATGATGGATATCGAAGAAATCATGGAATGCGCAGATGATATTTCTGAATGTTATGACCAGTTGATTGATATGACCTCATATTTCAATCTATTGGGCGAAGGTACCCATACTGTTAATGGCAATGAAGTTGTTATTGATAAGTATGAAATTAAGAAACTACTTTATAAAACACTTATGAGTGTTAATATTCTTGAGGGTGTTCGCTTTTATGTTTCATTTGCATGTTCGTGGGCATTCGCAGAATTGAAGAAGATGGAAGGTAATGCTAAAATTATTAAATTGATTGCCCGTGATGAAAATCTACATTTGGGTTCAACACAAACACTTCTAAAACTTCTGCCAAAAGATGATCCAGACTATATTCAAATTGCCAAAGAAACTGAAGCAGAGTGTATTCAAATGTTTGTTGATGCCGTCGAGCAAGAAAAAGCATGGGCAAATTATCTATTCAAAGATGGATCAATGATTGGATTAAACACTCAATTGTTAAGTGATTATATTGAATGGATTTGTTGTAAACGCATGACGGCTGTAGGTTTAAAATGTCCATATACAACACCCCAAGCAAATCCTCTGCCGTGGACAC